CTTCATAAGGGGGAAGTTTTGGAAACTTCCAGAGCACAGGTAAACAGATACCTTAGTTCCAACAAGCTAAGAATATCTGTTTACCGGGGTTAATGCAAGACTGAATAGCTGAGAGGTTTCAGGGATGGATGGTGCGATAGGCGGCAGGGAAAAGGTGCGATCAATAATGGGGTTTTTGGCGGCTTCAAAAAATTACATAATTAGTAAAATCAATTAGTTATGTTGTAAATTCGGGTAGATCAATATTGTTTGATTAGGGCGAAAAAAATCCCGCCGGAGCGGGATTAGATGATTATTAAGTCTTCAACCTACTAGATGTTAAGCAGCTTTAGGCGTGCTTTCGCTAAGTATTGAATCTTTACGTGCCTGCATTTCTTCAACAATTTCGTTTAGACGGTTAGCCAGTGTCAACATGCGGTCAATACTCTTTGATTTGTCCATGAATTCCTCCAATTATAGATATGGCGACTAGACAATATTCAAACTACGTAGCATAGAAGAACTTTGCTCGCATAGCTGTGGATTTTTCTGTCTTATGTCATTAATAAGCATTTGCGATAGAAGCAAAGCTTGTTTCAAGTTAATGTCATCGTGCTTTTTAGTTTCTGTTTCAAGCTCACCTATGATCGCTTCAAGTTCGTCAAGTGATGGGTCAACTATCTTACTAAGTAAATCCATACCGTGCTGATCAAAACTTCTTATTACGAACGCAATCAAATTGATTACTGCAATTTTCACGCTATTGAGCTTGATTTCATCAGGTGTAGAACCTAAATCTTGATTCGCAATAGCAACTAACTTCAAATAGCTCTGCTGACTACGCGCAGCATTATCACCAACGGACATTAATCATACTCCTTATATAGTTCCAATCAATGGGATTTACAATGGGAATGAGGAATAATTACATGTTTTTGGAATCAAACCTCACTAAATCGGATTGGTCTTGTACATTAAAGATCCAATAAAGTTAAGATAAATTTAAACTGGCTACATAAATTTTACCTGAGAAGAACTCTTCGGATACTAAATGTTAACATTTATAGATTTTTCACAAAAACCGCATCTTAGCCTCTACAGCTACGCCTATGGAAAATCTGAGCTCTAGATAAGTACCGAATACCAGAAAACCCGGCCAATTATCTCAATATCTTCTGAGAAAACTTTTTGGTCCTCATACTCGTCTTTGTTAAAACTTCTTACGCTCAAAAAATCGTTTGGTAGCTTGTATAGCTGCTTAATGCGTTTAAGTCCCCCATGGTTAATGGCGTATAGCTTGCCATCGATTATTTTCTTGTTGTTGGTATCGACGGCAACTGTAGTGCCATCAGGAATAATAGGCTCCATGCTGCTACCAGTTGCTGGAAAGCATAGGACTCCTGAGCCATCACTATTCGCACCTACGCGGCGTAAAGTAGATTTAGAAAATCTTAGCATAAGCCCATTATGGTCTTCAGATCCGAAAGTTCCGTCCCCACACGCAAATTCTATATCCTTTAGAAAATGTACCTCCACCTCGTCGTCATCGAGAGGTGTATTTCTATCCCAAGGGGAAACCTTTCCCCATGACTTTTCATCAGGGATTGACTCTCCTGACTCTTTCTTTGGCACTCCTGTACCCTGCAAAATCCAGTCAAGTGAGTATCCAAGAGCTGAAGAGATTTGCTCGGCAGCTTCTTTGCTAATTGAATCTCTCTTTATCCAGTTATTAACGGTCTGTGGCGTCACGTTCAATTTTTCCGCTAGCCCACGCTGCGTAATTCCTTCTCTGGAAATAATATTTTTAATTCTGTCAGCTACGTTATTCATAAATCCCCCGGTAAGGAGATAGTAAACATTATGTTTACTTTGTCTATCATCATAATGTTGATTTTATCCGCGCAATACATTAACATGGTGTTGATTATTTGATTTAGGAGAAAGCCATGATCAACAAACGGAAGATCGGCATTACTCCCCTGTCTTTAGCGATTCAAGCTGTAGGCGGTTGCCAGAAAACTCTGGCGGAGAAAGTAGGCGTTTCTCCTCAAGCCATCAGCTTACTAAAAAAGCGTGGGGGCCAATTACCAGTTAGCAAAATGAAAATATATTCAGATGCTACTGGGATACCAAAAGAAGTTTTATACCCAGAAATTTTCGCCGCTTAGTAACACCATTCAATCGAGCACTGAAAAGTGCAACCCCACCGAATAGCCCAATCTATTTACGGCATTCAGCTATTAGCTGATCGCTCAACTAAACACACAAGGATATTACCCAATGGAGTTCGCAAAAGAACGCAAGAAAGCCTTGCAGATAGAGAGCTACTTACTCTCGAAGATTTCAGTAAGGGGTCAGACAAAGCTCGCCAAGATGCTTGGTTTGAATGAAGCCGCAGTAAGCCGATTAAAGGCTGCTACAGGCAAACAGAAGTACAGCACCATGAAGCTAATGAGTTTGATATTGGCTTATGCAGGAATGGAAACACCTGAGTTTGATTTAGTCGGAACAATGAGCCGGTTAGAGAAGAAGCTGGAGAGAATGGAAGAATTACTGGCAAAGAAAAAGCCCGGGGGCAACCGAGCTTCATCACAACTTGCTTTGGAACTGTAGAACAATCAACGAGGTAATTATGACAAAGAAGCGTAGTAATTTCCAGCAAAAAGAGGAGCGTTACCAACCTGAGCGCCCTGTAGGGCTGGTTGATGTAGCCGCTAACAATCGTGCATTTGCCGCACGGTTAATCGGAGAGTTTCGACTAGCTAAAGCAGGAGTAAGCAGAAAATGAGTAACGTAGCGTATGCAAATTTTACGGCTCGTAAGAGTCAAAATGATAAACCGAACTCAGTCGGTAAGGGGTTCGCCTTGCTGCACAGAAAAATTAAGGAATTGCCTTTTTACAATAAAGACTCTGAAGCGGTTCACCTCTGGATTCATATCATCCTTTCAGCAAACTACTCTCCTGAGTTAGTGAAGACTGATTTTGGCGTAATGTCAGTCAATCGCGGTGAGTTCATAACGGGGAGAAACACGCTAGCTGCAGAAACAGGAATCATTAGCGACAGGATTAAATATCTACTAAATAAGTTTGAAAAATTAGGGATGATTACCCGTGTTACAAACAATAAATTTACCCGAATTTGCGTCACAAAATACGATGATTATCAGCTAAATAATGTGCCAGCAGAGTGCCAACAAAGTGCCAGCTCAATACCGCATTCAGAAAGGGCTACAGAGGATCTTGTGCCAACAGAGTGCCAGCAAAGTGCCACAAGTAATGAATATACTAATAAATCTAATACTAACGTATTAGATATGTCATCTGGTGATGACCAATCGTCTTGCAAGAAAACGAAATCAAAACCCATTCCATACCAAGCAATCTTAAACGCTTACAACGAAACAGTCGGTGACAGACTGCCTAACGCTGAGAAGCTTAATCCTAAGAGACGAACCGCCATCAAGCGGATGTTAGGTGAACTGAAGCAGCCGACAGTACAGGCGGCAACAGCCTACTTCGAAACGTTCATGGACAAGGCTGGTCGTTTTTACTTTGGTGACAACAATCGCGGCTGGCGCGCTTCGTTCGATTACCTACTGCAAAGCGACACGATCACTAAAACTAGGGAGGGTAGCCTGTGAGTGATGGAATGATGTTACCTCCGCATAACACGCAAGCGGAACAAGCGGTAATCGGTGGGTTGATGCTGGACGGCGGCGAAGAACGGACGCAGAAGGTCCTGACGCTAATCAAGCCAGAGAGTTTTTACAACAAGATGCATGGCCAGCTATTCGAAGCCATTCGAGACCTGTTAAAACGCAATCAGCCGGTAGATATGCTGACTGTTTCCGAGGAAATGGAGAAACGCGGTTCACTGGAAGCAGCGGGGGGATTTGCTTACCTTGCGGAACTCTGCAAAAACACGCCGTCCGCAGCCAACCTAGCGCAGTACGCCTCAATCGTCCGTGACCACGCCATGGAACGCTACGGCATCCAGAAGCTCGCCGCGGCAACTGAAATCCTCTACACCAAATCAACGCTGTCAGCAGCCGAAAAGCTTGAGGCAGTTTCTGCCATGACTAATCAGATTAGCGACTACGCCAAGACGGGAAGCCGCCGAGGGCTACGCAGTTTCGCTGATGTGATGGATGGATGGATGATTGACCTTGAGAAGCGACTAGACCCTAACCAAGCCTCCCGCGGGTTAACTACTGGCATTCCCTCGCTGGATGACATGCTGGCACCTAAACGTCTTGTCAAAGGTTCTCTATTCGTCATCGGCGCTCGGCCTAAGATGGGCAAAACCACGCTTTACGGCCAGATGGCAATCAACTGCGCGGTGAAAGAAAATAAACCGGCCCTGATGTTCAGCCTTGAAATGCCATCCGACCAAATCCTTGAGAAGCTGGTAGGCCAGAAGTCGGGCGTTAACCCGAATATTTTCTACATGCGCACCGATGAGGATATGCAGAAATACCAGGGTGACTATGACGATGACTTCAACAAGTCACTGATGGTCGCTACCCGTATGCGTGAACTCGATATGCTCTACATTGACGATACACCGGGATTATCACTGGCCCACATCGTTGCAGAGGCGCGCCGCGTTAAACGTGAAAAGGGCTGTGTCGGAATGATTCTTGTCGATTACCTAACGCTGATGACCGCAGAGAAAGCAGATCGTAACGACCTAGCATACGGGATGATTACCAAAGGCCTGAAGAACCTAGCCAAAGAGCTTGATTGCGTTGTCGTCCTGCTTACTCAGCTTAACCGTGAACTGGAAAAGCGAGTGAACAAGCGGCCACTGCCAAGCGACTCTCGCGACACCGGCCAGATTGAGCAGGATTGTGATTACTGGGTCGGCATCCACCGTGAAGGCGCATTTGATGAAAATGTCCCATCAGGTGAAACGGAGTTAATACTGCGACTTAACCGCCACGGCGAAACCGGTACAGTATTTTGCTTGCAGAAGAACGGAGCAATATACGACATGGACCAACACGCCGCACGGCAGAATCGGGATGCTCGACAGCAGCCGTCACGACGCCAGAATGAGTCGGCATTCTAGCTAACCCCCACACCGCTTAATCAAATTCAGGAGGCACTCATGCCTTGCATACGAATACCCAATGGAATAATCACGCTCACCGACTTCTATCGGCTGCGGCTTTCCGATGGCACTTGTGTTTTTATGGATTGGCACTGGTACTGCGGACCGACTTTTTTCAGGGATAAAGGCCAGATGAGAGAGATAGATAACTGGTGGGAGAACCCCTTAATTGTTAAGGCTCTTGACTGGTTCATCGATAGAGGCAAAAGGGCCTAACCCCCACACCGCTTAAAGCGGTTTTTTTATGTCAGTAGGAGAGGGATATGACACCAAATATTAATTACAGATACTCAGTATTTCGCGAAGACGCTATAGAGTACCTGTTAAAAAACGTAGAGAAATTCCCGAAAGAAGTACCGGGGAAAATATCTATCTCGATATTCCAAGGCTGGCGATGGGTCGAGTCACTGGAAGGTGAGATTATCTTTGCAGATTGTATATCGCCTTGTATCACTGCTAAGGATTTGCAGGAGCGGCGCGAGCAGACATTAGAGCTATGGGGATGCCTGAAATGATGAATTACCAAGAGATGAGCGACCATGAAATTAGTTGCGAGGTCGGCAGAAAGATAAGTTTCGCCGATTACATAATGGCTAGAAATGGACAAGTTAATTATTGCAACTCATGGGCTGATGCTGGGCCGATAGTTCAGGAGAATCGAATTTCATTATTCGCATCAGATGATGATGTTAAGTGGATGGCTCAATTCATCAATCATAAAAATGTTCACATGGACAAAAATCCACTTCGTGCTGCGATGGTCGTATTCCTCATGATGAAAGGCGGTGAGTGATGGTTAAGAAATTCAACGAATTCAGCGAGGAAATACAGGCTGAAATAATCAGGGCAGCAACCAAAGTGACTGTGGCAAAGATAAATGCTAAGGGGGCTAAGTTTGACTGCTATTACGGGCATAAAAACTGGTTTAGAGATTCAATCTCTGAGGTAATTAGTGGACTGAAGGCGGCAAGCAATGGATGAATCACGCAAGCAGTTTGAAGAGTGTTGGGATAAGCAAACTGGAAGCCGTAATGGTCGATGCAAGTCTTTACGGACAAAAGATGGCTACAGAAATGTGGCAGCTCAAGAGTGCTGGTTATTTTGGCAAGCATCACGCCAAGCACTACAGGATAACCAGAAAGGAGAGTAACCATTGCAATTCGACCTGGTGAAGCATCCGGGCGGCGTTTTTGCACTAGCTGACGATATCGACCTTCCTCGCATCAATCGGTTCAAAACAGGCCTGACATACACGGCTGAAATTAAGTTATCCCGTCACCCGATATTTCATCAAAAGATGTTCGTATTCTTTAAGTTCTGTTTCAGCTACTGGGCGGCTGAACGCTTAGGGCTTGATTGCATGGACGAGAAAAGCCAGTTCGATAGGTTCAGGAAAGACCTAACTATCCTCGCTGGTTTTTATGAGCAAACGATGAGATTGGACGGGACTATCAGAACAGAAGCCAAAAGCTTGTCTTTTGCGAGCATGGAGCAGGAAGAGTTCGAAAGCTGCTACAGCGCCATGATTAACGCCGCCATAAAACACGTCTTTGCTAACACTAAAGACCAATCAATTCTCAACAGGCTACAAGCCTTTTTCTGAGGTATGCCAAATGGAAAAAATCACATCAATACCCTTAATGCTAAGGAATAATCACTACAACATATCGCTAGTTGCCAAGTTACTTGGAGTGGATAGGAAGACCGTTGCAATTTTTCGGGACGATGAAGGCTGTCACCGTCACATCGTGGTGCGTGGTCGATTGATGACTGAGACGAGGACAGCAAAGTGACAGATAACGTAAACAGCCCATCGCATTACACGCACGGGAAGATTGAGTGCATAGACATCATCGCCGAAATGGTCAGGGATAAGTCCGGCATGGAATCGGCCTGTGTCGCCAATATCACCAAGTATCTCTACCGGTACAAAGATAAGGGCGGCATCGAGTCAGTGAAGAAGGCTCAGTGGTATCTCAATCGACTGATTCAGGAGCTAGAGGGGCATGAACCTATCGACCACAAAGACCCGAACTTTTATGGATTAGGAGCGAGATGATGGCTTTAAAGAGAGACAAGTTTGACGACATATTCTCGAAGCTAGTTCGAGAGCGGGTCGGGTGGGATTGCGATTACTGCGGTAGAAACTTCCAACACGAACCAGCAAAGCTCCACTGCTCACACTTCAAATCACGCCGACACAAATCCACTCGATACCATCCTTACAACGCCTTCGCTCACTGTGTTGGCTGTCACAGAAAGCTAGAAGAAGACCCTTACGAATTTACGACTCACGCTGAGATAGTTTACGGCGAGATGACTATTGAGCGTGTAGCTCGTCTAGCAAGCTCTGTATTGAGATTAAAGAAATGGCAGAAGGATGAGTTGTACAAGCACCTAAAAAGCGAGCACAAGCGATTACAGGAGCTTAGAAGTGATGGTGTGACAGGGAGGATAGAGTTCACTACTCCCGACTGGTATCAGGAAGGGATAACAATGCGAATGGGGGAATCATGACTTGGCTAATTAAGCAGAGGGAGGAAGTATGAAGGCTACAAAATATTTGTTCTGCCGAAATAACGTTTTCAATAGTCAATTCATAGTCAGGTCAACCTTTTTAAATCGGTTACGAGTTCGATTCGGATGCAAGGTTATAGCTAGCTGCAGCATAAACCTTCCGCCAAGCAATAAAGCGATGAAAATAGCAAAGGCTGAATTCGCCGAGGCTGGACTGATAGAGCAATGCATGGGAGTAGAGTTATGACTTGGCTAACCAAAATCCTTAACCACTTCTCACCCATAACCCCAACAGTCCAGTACAAAACCCCACAGAGTTACCCAGCCCAACCCGGCAATAAGCGGAGGAAGAAGTGATGATCGTCTATGGCGAAAATGAATTACTGCCAGAATCCAATCTCCAGTTAGCCAAATTACGGGAGAAATTATTTTATAACTCCGAAACTGGAAACTTCACCTCCAGGCTAGAGCGTGGCGTCAGGATTAAATCATCCATTCGTGATAATGGTTACATCACTGTCCACTTTTCAGGGAAGAAGTATTTAGCTCATCGACTGGCATGGTTCTACATGCACGGAAAGTGGCCAGAGCATGATATTGACCACATCAACGGCAACCCGTCTGATAACAGCCTGAAGAATCTGAAGGAAGCCACAAGAGCAGATAACCCGTATAACAGGGTGATTGGCAAAAATAACACATCAGGCCTTCGCTGCGTCTCCCAGAATAGGCGTAACGGAAGGTGGAGAATAAATATCTGGCGCGGGGGACATAAGTTTTACCTGGGCGAATACATTAGCAAGGTTAAGGCCGCGCAAGTTGCTAACGAATGGCTCAGGAAAAATGATGGCGAGTTCTTTTCTGATGTTAGGCGCCGGAGTGATTTACCAGAAGACCAGATCGCTTTACTGGCCAATATAACCAAGAGCAAAGACTTGGGCCATAAGCCAAGGTTAGATCCATGTCAGAGAGTATTCGTCTCTCATATGCTCAATGCTTGGGGAAAGTGGGCTTATGACGGGTTACCTGATAAGAACCAGATAAGCCCAATCGCAAGATTCATGGAGTCAGTGTCAGGTCGGGGGGCCATAACATCTGATGGATTGGTAGCTATAATGGAAAGTCTTCATAACCGCGGCTATCAAGGAAATGAGCTTATCAAAAAGATGGCGCAAATCATCGCAAATCTTAAGCATGCCAGAGTAGAAACCTGCTCAGATTTAGAAGGCATGTTTATGGATAGAATGATCCAACGTGTCTTGGGGGCTAAATCAATTCTTGGTCAGGTAGCCATTAATTATTATGTCTATGGTCACCCGGTTGAGACTATTGCTCAGTACCTACAAAGGATAACTAAGCTAGGTTTGACAATTTCGCAAGCGAGAAATCGGGTTAGATGGTGCATTAGTTTAATTGAGGCAAAAATCTATTACGAAGTAATCAAAGAAACGGAAATACAGGAAGGTGAAATATTTTCGGATAATTAAATCTAATATTACTTGCAAAAAAATTATGGGCTGATATATTAGGCATATGCTCGCCGCAGTTGTCGATGAGCAGTCACATTTTAGAACCTCGCCTCGGCGGGGTTTTTTATTACAACAGATAAGCCCTTTGACGAGTTAATTCTCGTGTTGTGAAACAGAGGGCTTTTCGTTGTGATAATGTGCTTTTCAGAGTATTGACGTAGTAAATTTATTGTTGTAAATATTATGCGCCGCCTATAAACCCATCCGGTTAATCACGCATTAGGGCGGTAGGATACAAGAGACTGCCTGAGCTTTTGTATTCTTGACTACAAAGACATGGTAAGAATGCATTGCCATGCGCCCAACCAGAATTTAAGCCTCACAGATGTGGGGCTTTTTTTTAACATTAGTTTTGCAATTGCTGAGATTTGTCCTATGGTTAAATTATAGCGTTGAAGGTTAAGGATTATTTCTCATTCATGCATGAATGCCGCTATACCATTTAGCCCTTGGAAGGAGCTAGGGGCGAATCCTGAATTGCTTTCCTTACGATGCTTTCGCCCTTTTCCAAAGGGCTTATTTTTTACCCAAATTTTAAGGCTTCACTTCGGTGAGGCCTTTTTTATTTCACCGCAAGTCAATCCCATTATCCTACACAGATACTATCAAGTGACAGGCGGTGAATCCCTACACACAGCACCTAGCTTTTAACTCAAGCCAAAGGTGGAAACTATGAAGACAGTCAATATGCCCGGTAAAATTTCATCGGTAGTCAGCTATTGCGCGTCTGGATCACTTATTTGTTGGGGGAGCGTAATGGACAAGATACACCACCTCGACTGGCAAACCATTTCGGTTGTTGGGGGGCTAGTCATCGGTGTTATCACCTGCGCTAGTAACTTCTACTTTAAGCGAAGACAGACAAGAGCGTATGAGAGTCAGTTATCGCGGGGGATAATCTCGCCCCCACCGCAAGAGGATTAGGTCATGGCTATTTCATCTTCTCTGCGAAAGGCATTAATTGGTGCAAGCGGAGCAGGTGCAATAGCTATTGCCACTGTGCTAGTTCCAAGCCAAGAGGGTACAGAGTTAACACCATACAAAGATGTCGGAGGAGTATGGACGGTATGCAGTGGTGTGACAGGTAAAGACGTTATACCAGGAAAAGTCTATACCAAGCAGGAATGCGATAAGCTCCTTCAGAAGCACCTGCAAGTATTCGCCAGCTCGGTCGAACGCTCTGTGAAAGTCCCTATGAGCGAGTATCAAGAAGCGGCTCTGATTAGCTTCTCTTACAATGTTGGCACCTACGCATTCGAACATTCCTCGGTACTGCGAAATCTTAACGCCGGAAGATACCAGCAAGCCTGTGATGGTCTTCGCCAGTGGAAATACGTTAATAAGCGTGTCGTCGCCGGATTGGTTAATCGTCGAGAGGTAGAGCGTGAAATCTGCCTGTGGGGTGAATAATGGAATGGATAATTGCTAACTGGCGTTTAGTTCTGATAACCATTCTTTTCGGTGGAATCATTGCTCTGGTAAGCGAAGTCAATCATTACCGTAACTCTGCCATTGATTGGAAGGGAAAATCATTACAAGCATCGTCACTCGCTGACACCAGGCTAAAGACAATCAACCAGATGCAAATTCAGCAAAAGGCTGTTTCGGCAATCGACCAATCTTATCAACTCCAACTCAAGGCGAAAGACGATGAAATCAGTTCTCTTAGCGACCGCGTTAAGTCTGGTTCTGTCGGGTTGCGCGTCAAAGCAGTATGTCCAAGCGGAGTGCCTCAAGCCAGCGCCGCCTCCGGCATCACTAATGCAGCCAGCGCCGAACTCTCAGCAGACGCTCGACAAGATTATTACGCCCTCAGAAGCCAATTAGCTCAAGCCACAGCTCAGATTAATGGCTTGCAGGCTTACATCAGGGAAATAACCAAATGAAAATCATCCAGTGGCTAATCAGCCTATTCACCAAAGAGAGTAAACCCATGACAGAGCCAGTAACTACCGAGCAGCCAGCAGCAGCCGATCCCGCCGTAGCAGTAAACCCAACTATCGAAGTAACCGCAGGCGTTAAAGACCTGTCGAAAGCTTACGAGTTCATCAAGTCAGGCATTAGTCATCTTGGTGAAGCAGCAGAGGGTGAATTACTCGCTCTAGCTAAAAAATATCTGTAGTAGCCAGAACAGAGGTCATTAAAGTGGCCTCGATTGTGGTTATTACCCGACAAGGCAGGTGATCACATCTTCGATGGTCATAACTGACAAGTGATTTAGTCATGCTGTGAAGCATTACGACAATTGCGCTTCGTTACTCTCCGTACTCAAGCCCACTTCGGTGGGCTTTTTTATTGGCGCAACTCACGCGCATATAAACCCCGAGCCTTTCAGAAAGTTGAGCCTGAGATAGTCGCTGGATAATAGCGATCCCTCGGGTGCGGCATATCTGTGAGACAGGCTCAGCTCTCTAAAAGGAAATCGCTATGCAATTAATCGAAACGACAGAAATTAACTTTCATCAATTTGTCACAGCAAGCTCAGGTGATGTGCTGACAGATACATTCCAAATAGCCAAGGCGTTCAATAAGCGCCACGGTGATGTGCTAAGAGCTGTAGAGAACTGTCACTGCTCAGATGATTTCAGGAAAGCGCACTTTTGCGTTTCCGAGAAAATCAACGACTTAGGTATCTTCGATAAAAAACAGAAGTATTACACCATGGACTTCAGCGGATTTGTAATGGTTGTCATGGGTTTTAATGGCAAGGCTGCGGCAGTCATCAAAGAAGCCTGTATAAATGCCTTCAACTGGATGGCCGAAGAACTTCGCAAGATAAAGAATGGGTACGAAGCAGAGCGCAACGCCGTAATGCTCGAATACATGAAAGAGAAAGACGTGGCCAGCATGTCCGGTCGCCTACTCAATCGATGGGGGCGAGTTAAGAAACCAGTGCTATTAGCCAAGATTGAGCGACTAGAGAAACAGTCTCAAATCTGCTTGCCGGGAGTGACTAATGACTAAAGATGAAAAATCTCAACTGGTAACCACTCAACGATATCTTAAAAGTGCAGTCGATTACTTCTCATGTGGTCGAGTAGCCGAAGGTGTTGCATGCATAGAGAACGTTGATGTGTTGATTGAGGCGTTAATGACACTGAAAGAAAGGAAAGAATCCTTGAGAGCGTCGAAATCAAAAAAATAACCAACCCGAGAGCCACTTTC